CCCGACCCCGATCGAGGGTCATTTGAACTATTATATCCCGGCCGGGGGTACGTCGGCCTTGGGAGCCGGCGTGATGGATCGTACGAGCGGCACGTTGGTCTCCGTCGTCAGCGACGATCCCCGTTATCGTGGCGGGAACAACGACGCGACGAGGGACGGCAAGCACAACACGCAGCTAGGCATGGTTGCCACGAACATGAACGCCGCGGCTTTCGGCACGGCCGCCCGCAAGAAGGGTGAGGGCTGGGAATCCGGCTGGTTCGTCGCGAACAGCGTCGTCGGTTATCTCTACCGCCTTATCATGGGTACCCGTGATTGCCAGTCCGCGTTGAACCCGGTAAAGGACTCCAATGGCCTATATCAGGGCGGTACCGGTAAAGGTGTTACCGAGTGGTCTTGGGATCCTTGGTCGAGCCATAACGGTGGTTATCCGATTATTCCGACGAGCGTAGGGATCGAGTTGGGGGACTCGGTCGGCGTGAGCGACTACGCCGTGAAGGGCTCGGACGGTGGTACCGTCCACCAAGCGCACGTCCCTTGCTTCCTCGGCTTGAAGAACTTCTACGGGCATATCGGTCTGATCGAGCGTGGCTCCTTGATAAACAAGCTGTCCGACGGTAGCGGAGATTATTATGTCGCCCCGTCCCTTTACTCGGCTTTCAACATCAACTCGATCGAGGGTCTGATAAAGGCCGCGAGGGTTCCTAAGAACGATCCCAGTGGCTGGAAATATATCACTGAGCTCAGTATGCAGAATCTATGCTCCGCCCCGACTGTCGCCTCCGGCAGCTCCAGCACCTATTATTGCGACGGTTGGTATAACGACAACGCTACATCCGGCCTTCGCTGTCCGTTCCGTCGTGGTCGTGCGTACAACGGTGCTTATGCCGGCTTAGCGTGCCTCAATGGTGACAATGCGGTCTCGTACGCTAGCGTGTACTGGTCGTCGCCCCTCTGCTATTTTGCAGAGGACGTAAGCCCCGTGCCCGTGCAGTACTAGCGTTCATTGTGTTCGGGTGTCCATCAGGGTGCGAAGCGCCCGAGCACCCAAGGCACGTAAGTGCCGCATCTTAGTTCTTTGACATGTTGTTTCCGTTCCTGTTTTATTTTTCCCGCCGTAAGGCGGTCGCACTTGAAAAATTAAATATTACCTTTGTTCCGCCTATTGATTGGGCGGGTTGTCTTCTCTGACGTCCAGTTCCGGCCTTCGCTGTCCGTTCCGTCGTGGTCATGCGAACAACGGTGCTAATGCCGGCTTAGCGTACCTCAATGGTAACAATGCGGTCTCGAACGCTAACGTGAACTGGTCGTCGCCCCTAGGATACGCCGCTGATTTATTCAGTAAGAAGAAGTGGAGGAGAGACCCTGTCACTGGACAAAAAATCAAGGCTAAGGGTATAGTCCCGGTAGGTTGATAAACCGACGGCTCATGACCCGATGGCGATTGCAGACACTGGACACTAAAAGACACTTGGGACACCATGAGGAGAAAAGGTGACTTTTCCGGGGATATAGCCCGGAAAGAAAACTATTACAAGGCTTTTGATCATGCCAGCAAGAACAAGCATGGCAAAAAGGCCATAACAAAGTTCGAGGCGGACTTGGAAAAGAACCTTTCCGATCTCCTATACTCTTTTGAAAACGGGACGTTCGTAACCTCCCCGTATCGTTTCATGACCGTCCATGAGCCGAAAAAACGTCTTATCGGGATGCTCCCTTTTCCGGATCATGTCCAGCACTGGGCGATGCTCAATGAGGTGGAGGATTATTTTACGAGATCCTTCTCCGCGTATACCTACGGAGGGGTGAGAGGACGCGGTCCCCACGCCTACATGAGGATGATCCGGAAGGTCTTGAGAAAATATCCGGAACGTACCACCGACTATCTCCTGTGCGATATCCACCACTTCTATCCGACCGTCAATCACCCGGTACTGAAAAGCCAGCTCAGGACACGTATCAAGGATAATCATTTATTGCGAAGGCTTGATGAGATCATCGATAGCGTCGAGGGGGATACCGGTATGTTTCCCGGCACGAAGCTGGCGCAGTTCTTCTCGCTTGTCTATCTTTATCTTTTCGATCACGATTTGAAGCGGTGCTTCCATGTCGGGGAATGCCCTGCTTTGGTTGAGTACTACACGAAAAGGTATATCGAGGAAAGTATCGCGACGGCCAAAACAGAACATGATTATGAGGAGTTATCCAAAGGGATCCAATATCTCTCGGACAGGTTCAAGGGATATCTGAACCGTCTGGATTTCTGCTACCGTCTCGCCGATGATGTCCTGATACTGCATGAGGACACCGTATTCTTGCACCTTGTCATCGAGTGGATCGGTCTTTATTACGCTAACGAGCTTAGGATCGGTCTTAACCCGAGATGGAAGATCGGGCACGTGACGGACGGTGTCGATACGGGGGGATACGTGCATTTCCCGGATCACGTCCGTGTCCGGAAACGTAACAAGGTGGCTCTCTGCCGCCAGATAGCGAGATTGAGAAAGAAGGGTTTGCCGGACGAGGAGATAAGGAAGAGGGCCTCTTCCCGTATAGGCTTCATCCAACACGCTGATACGAGTAATCTATTAAATAAATTAGGAATGGAAACACCAAGGAAAAGACTGGGACAGGTGATAAGGAATAAAAAAAGTCCGTGGGAGGATCTCCCGGCCGACCGGAAAATGAGATTCGAGGATATACTTTATGATACCCGGATACCGGAGGACCGGAGAGGCCCCGAGGAGGACAGGCTGATCGAGTTGATCGATTATAAGATTGAGGATAGCAAGATCGAGAGAAACGAGGACGGCACGCCAAAGAAGTGCCTCGCCATACGTTTCCGATGGAAAGGAGAGGAGCGTTACGCTTTCACCGGTTCCGCCGTCTTGATTGATCAGGCGCTCACGGACTTCTCTCACGAGGACTTGCCGGTGGATACCGTGATAAAGGTGCTCACCAACAAGTTCGGTAAGAAATTTTTCAGGTTCACTTGACCCGTTGGGATCGCTCTTGGCCGATCCTTCCGGGTCGGCTAAAAAACATTTAAATATATGGAGACAAGAGCGATTTACACGGAGAGAAAGACATTCGTAAAATACGATGACAACCATTACCTGCTATACCTGAACGAGGAGGTCTTGGAGAACCACGTTCCGGAGGGCCACGGGGGCGAACCGGAACCGGAGCCTTGCACGGCTTACGCCTATACCGGCACGTGCGAGGATGGCGGCACGCTGGTCGAGGCTACTTCCGCAAGTTATGACAGTCTCGTGTCCGGATTGATCCGGAGAGAGTATTCCGCCGATCGGGTAGAGGCGATAACGCTGAATAAATTGAGCTCGGATAATGAGAGAAAGGCCGAGTTTGAGGCCGAGTTCGCCTGTCTGGAACGTTACCGTAACGACTGCAAGGCGAGGGTACGTGCCTTGCTGGGTATGCCCGAAAGCGTCTCGAACACCCTTTAAATACCGTTCGAGATGCGTATCTATGATAAGACGGGCGAGGTATTGCTTGACATCCCGGTGGACGATGACAGCTATCGTTACCGGGCGATAGCGCAAGCGAAGAAGGTGGAGCTGCGTTACTCCCTAGTGGATCACGTGGAGCTGCCCACCGGGACGTATATCGAGTACCAGGGGGAAAGGTACACGCTGTGGTACCCTTCGGATTTCAAGAAGGAGGGCACGAGGGTATTCGACTATACCGTCACCTTCGGCGGCAACGAGGAGATCCTGAAAAAATATAAGTACAAGCTGTTGTCCGACAAGCCGTACAAGCTCAAGTTCGTCATGACGGCCACGCCGGGGATGTTCGTGGAGCTGCTGGTGGACAACCTCAATCTCTATGATTCCGGCTGGACGGTCGGCACGGTGATCGAGGCCCCGGAGAAACTGTTGTCGTTCAACCACGAGAAATGCTGGGCTGTATTGGGGCGTTTGGCCGAGGAGTTCGACACGGAGTTCGAGATCGTCGGAAAGACAGTTCACTTGCGCAAGGTGGAGTACTTCAAGGATGCCCCGGTCGCTCTCAGCTATGGCAAGGGAAACGGTTTCCTTCCGGGTGTAGGCCGTGCGAACCAAGGCGACAACCTCCCCGTGGAGATATTGTACGTGCAAGGCGGTGAGCGGAATATCGATTACTCGGCCTATGGCAGCCAGACCTTGCTGCTCCCCAAGTCGCAGGAGCTTTCCTATCAAGGCAGACGCTACAAGACCGACAAGGACGGGATGTATGTCACTCGTGCGGACAGGCCCCTTTCCTCTTATAATGAGGACAGCTACGATGCCAGCGATATATATCCATCCAGGGTTGGCACGGTGAGCGAGACCGACACGGAGCCGGGCGAGGACACGGACGGGAACGATGTCACGTTCTACAACTTCTATGACTCATCGGTTCCCGCCAACCTCAATTTCGAGGATTGCCTAATCGCCGGTCAGACCATGACGGTTATTTTCCAGACAGGCCGTCTGGCGGGCCGTGAGTTCGACGTAAAGTACATACATGACGGTCGTAAGTTCGAGATCGTACCGGCTGAGCAGGACGGCATGGATCTTCCCAACTCGTCCCTGTATCCGGAGGTGGGAGACAAGTACGCCGTCTTTAACATATCCCTTCCCACAGCCTACGTATGCGACAACGCCGCCAAGACCGGGGCGAGCTGGGACATGTTCCGGGAGGCGGTACGCTACCTGTACGAGCGTGAGGAGCGGCAATTCACATTCAGCGGAGAGCTGGACGGCATATGGGCCAAGAAGAATTGGTTGGCGATCGGCGCCAAGCTGGTACCCGGCGGTTATGTCGATTTCAGCGATCCCCAGTTCCAGCCGGACGGTATCCTGATCCGGGTCACCGGGGTGAGGGATCACATTAATAGGCCCCACAGTCCGGAGCTTGAGCTATCCAACACGCCGGTAGGCGGTTTCCTGTCCGATGAGCTGGGCAAGCTGGAGAGCGAGGAGGTGACGAACGAGACACGACACAAGCAGGCCGTATCGTTCACCCTTCGCCGTTGGCGTGACGCGGTGGAGATGCAGGGGATGCTGGAGAGAGCGTTCAAGGATTACGGCAAGGGGCAGGCGATGTCGTGGCTTCGCACCATGTCGGTATTGGTGGGACATGAGTCGTTGCAGTTCCGTTTCGTCAACCGTATTCCCACGGAGGACGGACAGGCGGTCACCGAGGTGGATCACGCCTTCACGTATGACCAGCGGAAACGTACGCTTGCCACCCCCTCCGGAATCTTGCAGCACATGACGTTGGGGATAGACTCGCTCGCCCCCTCCCACAAGGTGACGGAGTACAGGTATTGGAACGTGGCGGCTTATACGTCTCCCTATCTAGGTGATGATATGGAAGCCATGTACCTGTACGCCCGCTGCGCCAAGTCGGGATCGTCCGGCTCTTTCCTTCTCAGCAAGGAGCCGAGGGACTTGGATGACGGCTCGTATTACAATCTCCTTTGCGGGGCCTTGAGTACAGAGGTGGACGGCCAGCGCAGTTTCTCCACGCTTTACGGCTTCAGCGAGATCGGCCCGGGCTGGATGCGGCTGAACAAGATCATCAACACGGACGGCACGCAATACTGGGACATGCTCTCCAAGGCGTTCCGGATCGGCGATGACAACGCTTTCCTCTCATATGACCAGCGAGACGGTCTCGTGTTGAAAGGCAGTATCTACCAATCGCCCTCCGGCGAGATCGACTATCCGGAGGTGGATCGGGGCGCTTACTCCGATAAGTCCGTCTATTACCCCGGCGACAAGGTATCTTACGATGGTAACGTGTATAAGTGTATATCCCAGACCACGCCCGGTACCGATCCCACGAACACGAGGTTCTGGAAGCCATTGGTATCGAAAGGCTCGAACAGCTTCAAGAGCACGGTGTTCATCCGCACGAACGCCACGCCCGATACCCCTGTTGGCGGCTCGTACGCCTCCCCGTTGCCGACCACGGAGGGATGGAGCGACGGGATACCGTCCGGCGAGGCGATACTGTGGGCCTCCACCCGGATCTTCTCGTCGGACGGGAAGGAACCCCAGCAAACGGCATGGATGTCCCCGAGGCAGATGACGGATACGGCCGATTTCGACGTGGAGTTCTCATCCGTAGCGAGCCCGTCAGCCCCGAACGGTCATCCTAATACGAACAAGCAATGGAGCGACACCCAGTCCACGGACACGGTCTGGATGGCCACCAGCACCAAGAGAAACGGAGTATGGAGCGCGTGGAGCGTATCCAAGATCAAGGGAGAGGAAGGCAAACCGGGAAAGGACGGGATAGACGGCACGGATGGCGAGGACGGGAAAGACGGCGATCCCGGTCCCCGTGGCGATCGTGGCCCCCGCTGCACCTACCGTGGCGATTACGACTCAAGCGCTACCTATAACGCCAGCTCCAAGATTACCGATATCGTATCGATCAAGAATAGCGATGGCACCCGCACGTATTATGTGGCGAAGGTGGATGATAACGAGCCTACCTTCAAGGGGAAACATCCGACCAATACCGCCTATTGGGACACCTTCGGGGCGAACTTCTCCAGCGTGGCGACCGATTTGCTGATGGCACGGAAGATAGCTGCCTCGGAGATTGACGTGGAGGAGATCTTCGCGAACTTGGCAAGGATCGGAAACTTCACCATCACGAACGGGTCACTGGCCGTGGATACGTCCGTCTCGGATCGTACACAAATCACCTTTCCGCAAATGTTGACTATCGGGAAGACCACGCAGTTCGCCGGGAAGTTCGGAAACCGTAGCTCGTGGGGCGGTGTGTTCTTCGAGGGATTCGGTCCCTATTTTTACGACATGGGGGTAGAGAAAGTGTTGTACAGGGAGGGCACGGGGGTCGTGTTTAACGCCCCGGGCGGGAGATACCCGTTCTTGGGGGTACGGATCGATAACGGCAACGGTATCTATGGCTGGAACAGTCCCGGGAATATAGCCAACCTGTATATCAACAAGGACGCCGCGAGCACGGCCCATGTGTATATCACCAATTACCAAGGCTTGACCTCGTCCGATATCCGCCTGAAGAGCGTCTTCTTCGATATCCCGGACGTGCTGGATAAGCTGGAGGGTATCTCCGCGTTCTACTACACGATGAAGGAGGACGAGGACAAGCTCCTTCGCATCGGCGTGTCGGCGCAAGCCGTCCGAGAGGTTCTTCCGGAGGCGGTACAACTCATAACACCGGATAACGGGGATTCCTATTACGGAGTCGATTATATCCAGATGCTGACCGCCTTCGGGATCAACGGGATCAAGGAGCTTTACGCCAAGGTCAAGGCACTTGAGAAGAGGGTGGAAGAGTTGGAGAATAGATAGAAAATATTATAGGCCTTATCGGGGGCGGGCAAATAAAAGCCCCCGGCTGTTAGTAAAGACGCCAATCACATACTAACAAACAAATGCGAGCTACCGCACGACCGGGGGCTGTATGCCTTCAGTCGCGATAGCTCGTTTTTGTTTTATGTGATTGGCAATACAAATATACTTTAATTTTTGGAGATTATGACAATATACGAGATACTTTCTTTCAATAAGGAATTGCTCCAGCGTCTATTTAACGCCGGAATAAGGACAAGCGATTGTTTGTATGTCGATTTGTTCGATGATTATACCCGAATGCGGGCGGCGGGTGAAAAGACAACCTATATCGTGGCCGTCCTTTCTGACAAATATGCCTTGAGCGAGCGAAAGGTGTACGATATCATTCGCTATTTATCAAGCGACTGCATGGGCCGTGCAGCGCAAGATCAGGCGTAAATTCGCTCACCCGGTTGTT